TACCGGGCGCTCCGACAATCGTTGACGTTGAGCACGCCGCCGCCAGCGACGTAGCCGCCCTGGACAGTGATGGTGCCGACGTTGGCATCCGTGTGGCCATGTAGATCCGCGAGAGTGACACCGGCGTGGACGTTCGTGATCCGCGTCGAGAGGCCGGCCTCAGCTGTTTCGGCGCGCGCGGTCTCGATCTGGATGTCGTGCAGGAGGACGTTCTCTTGCGCCGTAGCTCGCGCGGTCTCAGAAGTCAGCGACGCCTGAAGTTTGTTGTCTCCAGCAACCCGCGCCGCGGTCTCCGCGACAAACGCGGCGCTGTCAGCCGCATCGGACTGGATACCAGTCCCCCCAGTGCCGGCGATAAGCCCCGCTCCCACCAGATCGTTGAACGTCACGGCCCGGTTGAGCACGTCGCCGCGGTTCCCCGCCAAGCTGTCCATACCTTGTTTGAGCGCCTGCGCCACGAACGTGAGAGAGCCGACGTCAGCCTGCGGCTGGGGAACTTGCGGAACATTCGGGTTGGGAACGATTGCGTTAGACACCCTTGAGTTCCCTCATGGTTGTGGCGACTTCAATGGAGTGGATAGGCACGCGGCTCACGATCTCAAATTGATAATCGAACGCCTTGAACCCGGAGGGTAGCCTGAAGATCTCTCGCGGCACAAGTAGGCTTCGCGTGAACACTGGAGGCCGCGAATTGTCGCCGCCGCCACCGACATACATATTGAACACGGCGTTGACGTTGCTCGGCAGCACCAGCGTCGGGTCGCTATTGGTGAGAGTCTGCGCGCTCGCGGTCGCCGTGGCGATGGAGGGATCGCTCGATATCTGACAAGCTCCAAGGCTGAGTGGCGCCACGCCATAGAACTGCTTCGAGCGCCAGCGATAGATTAGCGGCTGTGTGTTTGGGCTGTCCCAGCGGTAGACGATGCCGGCCGCGCAGATGTAGGCGTCGCCGGAAAACTCATCGTTCCAGATCGCCGTGGCGCCGGCGAACGTGCTCAGCTCCGTGAACCCGAGACGCTGCTCGGCGTAGTCGATGACGAATCCCGTGTTGCTGGCGTCGGCGCGCAACGCCAGATACTGAGCGCGATGCCGGCATGCGATGATAGTGGCGGCCTTGTATTTGTTCAGCCAGACATTTTTCGTCACCGTCGCCAGCGTCTGGTTCTGCATGCCAAAATAGTTGAGCATCACCAGGCCGTTTTGGGACGCATAGTACACGCCCATGAGATCGGTGATGATCGAGCCCCGTGAGATGCAGGGTTCCGGCACGCGCACCTGAGTGAAAACGTAATTGGATGGCGAGTTTCCTGAACCGGTGGACGGGTATCCGGATGTCAGCACCACGAGGCTCTGCTGCCATACGCCGAAGCCGACGATCGCGTACTGGAGCGATTGGTCGTAGGCAGCGGGCCACGCGAAGGGGCGGTTGGGTTCGCAGAAGTGCACTGTGTTGCCAGTGAACCCCACGAGCATGCCGCCCGGCAGCGCTGTAAGACCGTCGAGCGTAGGCAGTGGGTTTGCGAAACTGGTGCTGAACAACACCGTGTTGTTCACCGCGTCGCTGTCTTTGACCGTGTCGCTGTAGGATGCCGGCGGCGGGTTCGTGCCAAAAACGAAGCTGGCTACCTCGTAGAACTGCGCGCCCGTTTGAGTGCCGGTCGAGGTGCGGTATAAGTTTACCTGAGTTATCGCTGGATAATTAAAACCTGGCGGATTGGCGGGTGCGCTCGTCGGCATGCCGCTGATAGTCCAGCTGCCGTCAGGCGCACCAGTGACGGGCACGCTCGGGCCAGATGGCGCGCTCTCCTCACCATACTGGTTGACGTATGTCCAGGCGTAGCTGCGCACAATCTCGGAAACGGAGCCATCGAGCGTGCCGCCGGCCGCCACTACGGTAGGGGCAATCGTCGGATCGGGATAGATCGTGCCCAGATTGTACGGCGCGTTGGCGCCCGTGTTGCCGGCGACGAGGCGCGCATAGGTCGTCCAGAACGCGCCTTGGCCTGGGATCGTCCAGTACAACCGGTGGAGCGTGTCGTCCGCGAGGGGGCTACGACAGACGGAGGCGAACTCGCTGGAGAGCGGTAGCCATGCGTCGGGCAGGTTGATCACGGGGAACCGGTACGCGCGCCGCGTGCCGGCGGTCCCCGACAGATCAATCACGAACTCCGGAATTGGCAGGCCCGCGAGGTTGCCGGAGGACAGGTCGCAGTTGACCGCCTGCTCCGCGTTATCGTTCGGCAGAAGCCGAGGATCTTGCTTGGGGATCTCGCCCCCAAACGCCTTCATCGCCCAGCCTGGCATCGCTCACTTCTTCCAGCCAGCCATGGTCTTGGCGCGGATGGCGTCACGCTTGATCTCGGGGTTGCTGGATTTCTCCGCGGCGGCCAGCTTCGCCGGCGGGATTTTCTGCCCTACCGGCACACCGATCTCGCGATGCAGCTTGCCCTTCTGGCCGCCGGGCTTGAACGGTTTACTTTTTGACACGACCCTTCTCCTTCGCTGCGAGCTGACGCTTGCGTTCCTTCGCGTCGCGTTTGCGATCGTTCTTCGATCCCTCTTTGACGCCTGTGTCGTTGTCCCACTTCGATTTCTCGAACGGAGGTGCTTTTGCCACGGTAGTCTCCTGTGTTAAGCGATGGTCAGGTAGTTGATGCCAACATAGCACGGCGCCGCAGCCGACGCGTGGTTGATGTCCGCGCCGAACATATAGTTGGTCGGCGTGAGAAACAACGACCCGCTCTCTGTTTCCATCGTGAACCAATTAAACCCGTCTATCGAGTACTGCCATGTCAGAGAGGGCGTCACGGAGTTGTAAATGATCCGCAGCCAGATTGGGTTCGGGAGGTTGATTGAAACGATCCCGCCCGCGTCCTGCCCGCTGCCAGTCGAACTCGTGTAGCTGTTCCAGTGCTGGATCACAAGCTGGACTGCGCCACCGTTGTCGCCGAGCTGGAAAAACTTAACCTTGGTGCCGTCGTCGATCCCGAAGTTCGCACCGTTCACGTTGGTCACGAACCCCTGTATATTCGCGGTTAATGTCCACGAACCGGCGGGGACCGCCTTATGCACGGCGCTGATCTGATCCGACCCGAGTGTGGTAGTGCATATCCAGGTCAGCGGGCCATTCGTATGGTCAGTCAGCGTAGCACTGTTCTGGTTAACGAAAGAGAACCCAGCCGCCGCCGGGAGGGTTGAACTCTGTAGCGGAGGCGCGCCCGGAAGGGTGAGAGTCGCACCTGTGTTCGTGATACCGCCGGCGACCACATTACTGACACCACCACCGGCCGTCAGTGTGCCGCTTGTCAAAGTTACGCCGCTCCCGATCGCGCTCACGCTTCCACCGTTCCACGCGGCCGACAGCGTGCCCGCGGCGGTAATAGTGCCGCCGTTGAGACCAGCACCCGCGACAATAGACGTGACGGATCCTGATCCCGTCGCGGATAGAGTACCACTCGCGGACAACGACAAGTTGGAGCCGATCGCAATCGCGCCTGGAACAGCAGCTACCGTTCCAGCGTTACCGAGGAGAGTGCCCGCCGTCTCAGTCGCAAGCGAGAGGGTGCCAGAATTTGTGATCGTCCCACCGGCGAGCCCGGCTCCAGCGACAATAGATGTCACCGAACCGCCCGGGCTAGTCGCCGAGAGCGTGCCGTTGGTCAGCGCCAAGCCGCTGCCGAGAACCTGAACGACGCCCAGGTTCCACGCCCAGATGCCAGGGCCGCCGTCGCCGGTGATGGTTGTCACGCTCGGATCTCCACGGTGACGGAAGTGGTCAAACCGCCTCCGTTCACGAACACGCGGAACTTACGCGGTCGCGCCCAAAAGAACTGATCGCCGGTCGAGGTCACCTGAAGAATGGTTGGGGAGTACCATATCGAGTTCGCGTCCGAGATGTCCACCGTGTCAGGAGAGTACTCGATCTGCACCGTCGCACCCGCGAGAGTGCCGCTGATGAATGCGTGCCACGTGCTCTGCCGCACACGCTCCGACTCCGCGTCCACGGGGATGGACACGGTCGTGATGTTCTCGGCGATGCCGACCCAGCGGATACGCGACATAGCTACTTACCTTTCTTCGGCTTCGCCTCGCTCAGCGCGATCGCGATGGCCTGCTTGCGGTTCGTCACCTTCGGACCGCCCTTGCCGCTGTGCAAGTTCCCGGCTTTGAACTCGTCAAAGACCTGTTGCTTGCGCTGCTTCGGAGTGCCCTTGATCGGCATTACCGAACGAGCCCCGCCGCACCGGTGGCGTCACCGCCTGGCACGGTTTTCTTCGCGAGCGCGCGCTTCAGCGAGATAGGTCCGCCGGTGCGTTCCGGACCGGGAATAGCCGTCTGAGGCAGGCTCTTGCCGGGGTTGCCGCCGGAGTTGCCAGCGGGGTTGCGACCCCGCGACGCTTCGTCGACCGACTTCATTCCGGGCTTGGATGTGGCCTTGGTGGGCATGACTGGTTCCTTTGCACTACCGTAGTGTAGCAGATTACGACGTCTCAATCCAGGTGTCGAGCGATGCTCCTCCAGCAAGGACGGTAATCGCGTATGTTTGGCCAGCCGGTACCATGCCGCCGACCCACACAGCCCCCGCACTGGCTTCCGACTCGGCGTTGTCCACTTCCACACCGCCGACAGAGAAGCTCAGGGTAGTGAACGTGCTTGACGACGTGCCGCCAGCAGACACGAACATGGGTTTGCCAGTGCTGTTGGTGTAGGTCGGCCCATACGCGCGGCTGCCGGATTGCTGAACAACGGCGGTGAACAACCCAACGGCCTGGCTACTCAGCGTACCACCAGAGTTCGAAAGACCCGTGCCGAGCGCGGTCACCGTGCCGGCGGTCCAGTTCTCCGTCGGGAAGACCACTCCGAGAGTGCCGGACGAGATCGTGAGACTGCTCGCGAGGTGTGAAACGGTGCCCCCGTTCCAGTTCGCATTGATGGTGCCCGAGGTGGTGATGGTGCCACCCGACAGGCCGGTGCCGGCCACGACCGTCTCGACGGTGCCGACGGTGCCGGCCACCTGAATGGTGCCACTGGAGAGAGTGAGACCCGTCCCGATGGCGGAGACGGAGCCCCCGTTCCAGTCTGGTATGAGCGTCCCACTCGTGAGCGTGAGGCCGGCGTGGAAGGTAGTCAGGTTCCCCGCCTGATAGTTTGACGTGAACGTGCCGCTCACCGCCGCGGTGCCGCCCACCTGGATGGTGCCGCCGTTCAGGCCAATGCCGGCCACGATTTGCTTGGACGCGTTGAGCCCAGCCAGGATGCTGCTCTCCGCGTTCACCGCGCGCGTGATCTCCGCGCCTATCGTCGACTGTATGACGGCATCCGCGGACGCGCGGGCCACTGCTTCGTTGGCGACATCCTGCACCGTGGAAACAAAAAGCGTGTCAACGTAATCCTTGTTGGCCGCCTCGGTCGGGACAAGGGGATCTTCGAACAAGTAGAGCGGACCGAGCATGACACCGCCGAGCAGTGGCAGCATCCCCGGGAGGGGGGTTGGATTTGTGTTGTTGGTCGGCGGCACCGGCGGTACGCCAGTGAGTTGCACCCCCACTTCGACCGTCTTTTTTCGCTTCGATGTCGAGCCCCACGCCACGAACTGGAACGTGTAAGCCATGCCAGGCGTGCCGGCGTTGAGCAGGAACTGCACCTGCGTGCCCGAGGTGATGATGCCAAGCGCGGCCACGGTGATGGGAGTCGGGTCATACGGGATCGGCTGCGCGGTCCACGGCGGCTGCGTCAGGTTCCACCCGAACGCACCCTGGATAACCAACTGGTTCGACACCTGCGTGACAACCTCGCCCGCGTCGAGCCACGCCGAGAAGTCCACTGTTACGCGGCTCTCGTCCGAGTTCTCCTTGGTGATGCGGCCGACTAGCATTTCGTTTGTCCAGATGGCACAGGGAATACGGGGAAGTCAGACGGCACGTCTTCCGGAGGGAAGTCCGGGGGCACGCAGAATATATCAGAGACACCGGAGGATTGCACGAGCAGCTGTTCGTTGGGTCCGATGATGTCGACGGTGAACACTTTCTGGACTGGTGACAAGATGCCAGCTTGTATGGAGACCGTGAAGGTGTCGACACCCAGCGTGCCGGCGGTGTTCTGGTAGGCGATGTAGCCGCCGTCGATATCAGCCTGAGTGAACGCGGTCGTGGGCACCCAGTTCGCGCTCGGTTCCGGCGTGTCGCGCAGGATCTGGCCTTGAGACGGGCCGTTGATGATGGTGTAAAGCGTGCTGGAAGACGGCACGCCCGGCGTTGACAGTCGCCAGTTGTAGATCATGCCGCGGATGTCTGGTCCGACGCGCAGCACGTGGTTGTTGTTCCCGTCCGGTATGCTGGTGACAACCGTCACGATGATGGGGCCGGGGTTGGAGCGGATACCGTTGGTGTCGGCCACCGTGTAGGAGAAGATGTCCACGCCGAAGAAATTCACGTTGGGCGTGTAGGTGACGACGCCAGTTGTCGCACTGACTGTGGCGTTGCCATACGTCGGATTGGTCGCCAGCACTACCGTAGTGGGATCGAGCGAGCCGCTGCCGCCCTGATCGTTCGCCAGGACTGGGATAGCCACGGCCACGTTCTGCGGCGTGGTGACAGCATCCAGCACCGCGGTGGGAGGCACGAGAGCGGTGATGGTGACAAAGACCGTGGCGGCGTTGGAGCGCACACCGTTGGTGTCCGCCACGGTGTACTGGAAGGTGTCGTTGCCGGAGAACCCGGCGGGCGGCGTATAGGTGACGACGCCAGTGGTGTGGTTTACCGAGGTGGCGCCGAACGTCGGCGCGGTGCTGATGACTACCGATGTCGGATCCAGCGTCCCGCCGGCGCCCACGTCGTTGGCCAGGACCGTTATGGCAACCGCCGCGTTCTCCTGGGTGACCGCGTTGTCGTTGTTGGCGATCGGCGGTAGGGGCGGCACGACAGTGATGGTGGCCGTGGCAGGCACGGAGCGACTGCCGTTGGTGTCAGCGACGTTGAACTGAAACGTGTCGACGCCGGAGAAGCCGGTAGCCGGCGTATAGGTAGCGACGCCCGCGCTGCTGACCGTGACGGCCCCATGAGAAGGGAGCGTCGTGATCACGACAGAGGTGGGATCGAGTGTACCGCCGCCACCTTGCGCGCCCGCCAACAGGTTGACCTGGACCGCGGTGTTCTCCGGTGTGGAAGCGCTTACCGGAGCGACCGTCGGCGGCGCTACGATGACGGCTGTCACAGTGATGACAACCGCGGCGGCGTTCGAGCGGTTCGTGTTGGTATCCGCTATCGTGTAATAGTAGACGTCGGACCCGACGAAATTCGTGTTGGGAGTGTACGTCACCACCCCCGTGGTCGCGTTGACCGCGGTTGCACCGTTTGTCGCGGCAGTGCTGATCACGACGGAGGTGTAATCTAGCGTGCCGCCGGTGCCCGGTGTGGCGTTGACCGAGATGTTGACCGCGACGTTCTCGGGTGTCGTCGCCGAAATAGGATATGCAATGGGGGTGCCAAGCGCGGTGATGGTTACAGTCACCGTCGTAGCGGTAGAGCGGTTCCCGTTGGTGTTGGCCACCGTGTAGTGAAAAACGTCGGTGCCGGTGTAGCTCGTAGTAGGCGTATAGGTCACCACTCCCGTAGTGGCGTTGACCGCCGTGCCGCCGTGGCTGGGAGCGCCGCTGATGACCACCGATGTCGGATCGAGCACGCCACCGTTGGCGTTGTCGTTGGCCAGTACATTGATCTGGACCGCGGTATTCTCAGGCGTCGTCGCGGTGTCGGGGTTGGCCGTAGGCGTCGGTGTCGCGCCCTCAAGAATAACCGCGACACTGATGACATCGCCGACAGAAGCCGTGAACAGGTCGGACTGCACGACGCTGCCGCCAACGATCAAGTCACAGTCGTTATGCGATCCGAGGAAGGTGCCGACCGTGCCGAGCGCGGCACCGGCCGCGGAGTAGGGCGACTTCGAGACGCCGCCACCGGTCGTGCTGGTGAAGATGTCGAAGCTGTTGACGGTGAACTCGTAGTAAAATTTACCGGAGAGGTACCCGTCAAGCCCAGTGGCCGTGGTCTGCGCGGATCCGCCGCCCAGTGTCAGGTTGCCGCCGCCCACGGACCCGTCGCCGATGACGCTCGACGGATCAAGGGTGGTGAACCCTCCACCGACGCGCGGCCATCCGGCCGTAAAGCCGCTTGGGATAGTGCCCGGGTAAGCGAACATGGTGGCGCCGAAGTTGAATGTAAGCGTGGCGTTGTTGATCATCGCCAGCGGATACATCACCGAGGTGGCATAAGCAGCCAGACTCACGCCGTCGGTGTTGGTGGCGGGGTTGGCGGCCGGATTATTGTTCCAGTTCCCGCCGTTGCGGCGAACCCAGATGGCCATCAGTTTTTACGCCGACCCATGGCGAACCCCTGCATCCGCGGGAAATTCCACCGGCCGCTGCCATTGGTGTACTGCTTGTCGGCGATGGCGCGAGCGCGACCTACCCCGCCGCGGTATTTGCCGCCATGGAACGCGGCGAGCTGCGGCGAGGAGTAAGGTTTCGCCGGCGAACCATAGAGGCGGAACAGCGTCCCATCCAGGATCGTCTCAAACCACTGGTCGAACAGCTCAGGCGGCAGGTTCGTGGTAAAGCTGACCGGCTTCAGCGCCAGCAGCGCGCGCCCTTTGCGGTCGTAGGACGGCTGTTGCGTGTCGAAAAGCAGCCCAGGCATGACGATTTTCGGGTAATGTAGCCCCGACACGTCGAGGATCCATGCTACCAGCCACGTCGCGTCGAACGGGTTGAAGTCCACCTGAGACACGCCGATCGCCATTTCCCAGAACACTTCTTCGCGGCGCGCGGTGGAGCGCAGATAAAAGTCCTCGATCGTGTTCCAAGACGCCTGCTTGACCATGGACAGCCCGACAACCGGCACCATCGTCTGCACGTTGTCGTACAGCCGCTCAAGACCAGGGTTCGAGCCGAGGAATGAGCTGAGGTCGTCGGTGGGGGTCGTCGTCATGACGACACCGACAATAGCTGGCTGGTGAATTTGTTCATCAACGTCACCGCCCGGTTGTCGTCGGCGAACGTATCTTCCTTCAGCTCCGTGCGACCCACGACATAGAAGACGATCGCGGCATAGTAGGCCAGGTCGATCGGAAACGGCACCGCGGTATCGGTGGTCTGATACTGCGGCACCGGGTTCCGGAGGCCCATATCGAGGAAGATGTCCGGCCGCTTCGCGCGCGCCAGCTGAAGCCCTTCGTTCAGGGCGTCATACAGCTCCTGGTCGGAGTAGCGGAACGCCCCCGACACCTGGATGGTGTCGTTGAGCGTATTCCGCGCAGTCGTAATGAGGGAGCCAAGAGTGAAGGCCACCGGCTACCCCCATCGCGTTAACCGACCACCCAAACCGCGCCGGTGCCGTAGCAGACCACGAGCGTCTGGACGGTGCCGCTGCCTGAAGCAGTGCCGCCAACAGTGGTGCCGGTATTGTCGGTCACGAACCGTACGGCGCCATTGAGCGCGGCGGTGCACGCCGGCAGCGCGGCGACAGTGCTGGCCAGCACGATGGTACCATTAACCGCGTCGAACGTCGCGACGGTAACGCCATTATGCTGAAGCGACACCGGCGATACGGCGGACGAGTTGGCCGAGACCAGCGCCCAGAGGTTGGTGCCGTCAGCGAGCAGAGTCTGGGTGTAGGTCGCCGCGTACGCCGCGAACGAGAGGCCGAAGACCGCGGCCATCACGAAGGTGCCGGTGCGAGAGAAGAACTTGCGCATAGTCATATCTCCTGTGTGCGGCGGGGACCGGCGCAGCCGGCCCCTACCGTAGTGGTTGGTTACCCACGCACCGCGTACAACTCGGCGAGGGCGATGCCGTCCAGCACCTGCGCGCCGTAGACCTGGAGCCCGCGCAGCAACGTGCCGAACGTCTGCTCCGACCGCAAGGTTTCAATCTTGCTGATCTGCGAGGCGAAGGTGAGCCCGTGCGGGTGGCCAGCGAAGATACGCCACGCGGTGGCGGACCCCTCAGTGGCCGTCGGCAGTAGGTTGCTGGCATACAGCGTGAAGCGGTCGATCATGCCTAGGCGCCCGTTGCGCAGGAGCGAGCTGCCGTCACCGGAGATGCTCGCGTTGCGGAGGTCGGACTTCTTGACCATGCCGGCGACCCACGGCGGCAGCACGAGCCAGCGTCCCGTCTCCGGGATGTTCTGCTCGTCAAGCACCGTGCCCAGGTCCACGAAGTAGTTGAGGACGGTGGACGGCGTCAGCACCGCCGGTGCGCCGGAAGCGCCCAGGTCGATGTTGCCGGAGATCTTCCCCGCGGTCGAGCCGGCGTTGAACGAACTCACGCCAGCGTCGATCAGGTTCAACACCGAGGTGTCGATCGTGATCTTCAGCTGCTCGGAGGCGTCGTCCGCCCACATGCTCAGCAGGTTCAGGTCGGCCTGAAGCTCAAACACGTCATCCAGCACTTCGTTGAAGTACTTGGCGAAGCTGATGGTCAGCTCCACGGTGGACGAGCTGGGGCGCTCCACGACCAGCTGCTGGTCGGTGGTGTAGTCGCGAATGGTGATCGTCGGCTTCGTGCGGATCTTCACCTTGTCGCCCATGTTGCGGATCTCGCCTTCGTAGTCAGTATTGGCGATGGCCGCGAGCACGGTGGCCGCGTAGAACTTCTCGATCAGTTTGCCTGACCAGATCTCCGGGATGAACGAGCCAGTGGCGGCGTTACCGGAGTAGGTCGGGTTCTCCGTCGCGCCGGCATATGGGGTACCTACGGTGATAGCCATCAGAGATGACTCCTACAGAGGGTTAGCGAACACGTCCCTCCCCGGCAGCCGCGAAGATATCTTGTTCGAGCCGGAGCTTCTCAGCTTCACGGCCAGGACCGTAGACACCTTTTTGCACGTCCCGGTAGAACGCGGCGATGGTCTGTGATGTCCAGATGCGTTTTTCTGTCTGAGCGCCGGGTTGCACCGGACCGCTTCCGCGGCCGGGTGCTGCCAGATCTTCCAACCGCGGAGCGCCCGCCCCCGCTGGGGGTGTGGGCGGCGTTGCCGCCGGTGGAGTCTGAGAGCCAGTCTGCTCTGCATACGCACGGAGGAATGCTGCGACACGAGCGGTCTGGCCCGCGTCAAAGGCACTCCGAAGCAATCCGAGCCGCTGCTGCCCCGACATGGGGTCCGCTTGCTCAAGCCAGGCGACGAACGCCGGACTGTTATTGGTCACGCGCCACGCGGGTGTGGGCTTCGTCTGTCCATCCGCTGGGTCCACGTAATCCACGCGTACACCGAACGTCGGATCGTTGTCAAGACCCGTGATGACAACCTGGCGTCCTGTTTGAGTAACCGTCTGACGCTGCGAAGTTTCGATCGTGCCGTACTTCGCCTTGAGATCTTCGACGGTGGCAGTGAGCTGGTCAACCTGGGGCTGAAGTTCAGCACGTGCCCAGCGGCGGGCTGCGGCAACCAGATCCTCGCCAAAATCCTCCACGTCCTTGGCCGGTACTTCCACTACCGTAGTGTGAACTGGCGGGGTGGCGACTGGCGTGGGCGGCTGGATCGCCGCGATGACGCGCTCCAGACTCGTGACTTGCTGCCGGAGCGCCGGAAGTTCGGC